CGTCGGCAACATCCGCCCGGTCAAGGGGCGAAGCAACGGCAACACCGACGCGGTGGTCGCCGGGAACATGGCGGCGCTGCTGATGGAGCACAACGGCGTCCGGGAGGTCACGGGCGTCAGCGCGAGCGCGTGTCCCATTGGATAGACCGGGATTCCAAAAATCGCAGTAGACGGATTTGGGCGTTTCGGTTCCATCCGTTCCATGGAGCTTCGGGCAATGTTCGCTCGGTTCTTTGGATTCAAGTCGGGTGTAGCCATCTACACGCGACCGGAGCCCATTGTGTCGGCGCCGGTGGACGCCATCCCCGCCGTTGTCCGCGCTACGCAGCTGATCAGCGCGGACATTGCCCGGCTCCCGATTTCGGTCCTCGACAGCGACGGACAGACGATCCCGGACCACCCGGTTTCGATGCTGATGAACCGTGAGGCCAGCCGGTGGCAGTCGGGCTACGAGTTCCGTCGCTACACGACCTCGGTCGCCCTGACGCACGGCAACGGCCTCGCGCTGATCCGCCGCTCGTCTGACGGCGCGATCGCCGAGCTCCAGCCGATCCCCGCCGACGCCATGAGCGGCGAAGTGACCGATGACGGCGTGATTTACCGCATCGGCAGCACGGTGCTGAATCAGGACCAGATCCTGCACGTCGGCTGCTACCCGGACCACCTCAACCCGTGCTGGTTCCGCTCGCCGCTCGAGATGGCGCGGCACGCCATGCAGCTCGCCGCCGACGAGGACGGGGCGCACGCCGCGCTCGTCAAGACGGGCAGCATGGGCAAGATCGCGATCAGCCATCCGGGCGCAATGAGCGACCAGACGGTTCAGGCGATCCGCGACGCCTGGATGACCATGCACGCGACCGCGGACGGCGCGAGCCGCCCGCTGATCCTGCGCGAGGGCATGAAGGCGGAGAAGATCAGCCAGGAGACGAGCAGCTCGATGCTCGACTCGCGCCGCTTCTCCGTGCAGGAGATCGCCCGCGCATTCGGCGTGCCGCCCGAGATGCTGTTCCAGCAGGGCGGCGGCGCACTCTCAAGCCAGGCNGAGACGGCCCGCGCATACGCCGACGGCGCNATNGCCGCGTGGGCGTCCGCGTGGGAGAGCGAGCTCCAGCGCAAGCTCTGCGCCCCCGGCGAGCGCGTGCACATCGACACGACCCCGATCACCCGCGGCAACCTNCGCGACCAGGGCATGGCGTTCTCGAAGCTNGTGCTCGCCGGAATCATGTCGCCGAACGACGCCAGGCACTATCTCGGCCTTCCGCCGATCGACGGCCTCGACACGCCGACCGTGTCGATGCCAGGCGGCGCGTCCGGAGCGATCGTTGACGGCAACCCAGACGCGGAGGGCGACAATGCTTGAGATCCGCACGGCGACCTTCGAGCGTTCCGGCAACAAGCTTGCCGGCTATGCGGCGGTCTACGACGCGCCAAGCCACCCGCTGACCGTTCGCGGCGTCAACAACGGCAAGCCGTTTGTCGAGCGGGTCGCACGCGGCGCCTTCGACTCNAGCATGTCGGGAAACGTGTCGATGCTCGTCGGGCACGATCGCCGCGAGCTGCTCGCCAACACCCGCAGCGGGCTGCTGAAGCTCGGCAGCGACACCAAGGGACTCGCGTTCGAGGTCGATCTCCCGGACACCCAGCGTGCGCGTGACGTTCGCGCCCTGGTCGAGGCCGGAGTGCTGACCGAGATGTCATTCGGCTTCTACGTCCGCTCCGACGCCTGGAAGGGCAGCGAGCGGACCCTCTCGGAGGTGGACCTCCGCGAGATTTCCATCGTTGAAAACGGCGCGTATCCGCAGACGAGCGCCGAGGCACGCAACTACGCGCCGGCGCTAGCCCGGCTTCGTCTGCGATTGAGGGCACTCACATGAAGCAGGCAGAGATCATCGAGCGTCGCAAGTCCATCGAAACCGAGGTGAATGGCATTCTCGCGAATGACCAGATCACCGCCGAGCAGGAGGCCCGCGCCAGCGAGCTCCTGGACGAGCTGAAGGACCTCAACCAGAAGCGCAGCGCCGCCGAGCTGCGCGAGAAGTTCGCCAGCCACGCCGCGACCTCGAAGGTGGTCGCCGAGAAGCGCGAGCAGGCGATCGAGTGGCGCTCGTCCACCGAGTACCGCGAGCAGTTCCTCGGCTACCTGAAGGGCGGCCGCGCCCCCGAGCAGCGCGAGATCATCTCGACGGCCTCGAGCAGCGTGCTGATCCCGAAGATGTACGAGGACGGCATCCTCAAGTACCTCGACGCGAACACGGTGGTCCGCAACCTCGCCGACCTCCGCACCGGCGTCCAGGGCTACCCGGCGCTGCGCTACAACTCGCTTGCCACCGCCGACTACACCTCGGCGTGGACGCAGCCGGACACCGCCTCGACGGCCCGCACGTCGATCGACCCGGCGTTCGTCGAGGTGCCGATCTCGCCCGTCCCGTGCATCCCCTACACCCAGGTGAGCCAGCAGCTCATCCGGCAGGCCAACTTCGATGTCGAGGCGGAGGTCATGGACTCGCTCCAGCGCCAGCTCGCCAAGAACCTCGAGTGGGGCTATGTCGGCGGTTCCGGCACCAACGCGCCGACGGGCATCTTCACCGTCAACGCGAACGTGAACATCACGACGGCGACCTCGGGCGGCACCAGCCGCGCCGCGGCAATCACCGCCGGCGCGACGATCGCGAAGCTGTCGGAGATGCGGTACAGCAAGCTCCCGGCTGCGTACTGGGGCTCGGCGGCTTGGATCCTGCCGCAGGACGTGTACGCGGCGATCGCCGGCATCCTCGTGAACAACGTCCCGGTCTTCATCCCGTCGGCTGACGCGACGAACACCCAGGCTGCGCCGTTCACCCTGATGGGCCTCCCGGTGTACGTCACCGAGTACCTCCCGGCGCACGTTGCCACCGGCACGACGGGCAAGAACGTCATCGCGGTCCTCGGCAACATCTCCGATGGCTTCTCGGTGCGCGAGTGGGGCGGCGTCGGCATGATCCGCGACGAGATCACCGCGGCGAGCAGCGCCCGCGTCATCTTCCAGGGCATGGCGTTCGCCAACTCGGCCTTCACCCGCGTGAAGAGCCTCGTGCAGCTCCAGGTGACCAACGCCTGATAGGACTCTCGCATAGGCGGGCGCGGGGGGGATTCGTCCCCCCCCGCCCGCTGCGGAGGAAAGATGGCGCTAGACCTTCCCAAGTTTCGGGCATGGGCGCGGATCCCTCACAACGAGGACGATCCGGCCATTTCTATCGCCTGGGAGGCCGCGAAGCGGGAGCTCGAGGAGCGCACCGGCTGGTGCGTCGATCCCGTGACCCGCACCCAGTACGTCGGCCTCGAGCCGGCGAACACCGAGAAGCTCGTCCGGCTCGAGCGCCAGCCGGCTACGGCGTGCACTTGTGTCGATGACAACGCGGCGACGATCAGCCTGACGCTCGTCACGATCAACGGCATCCAGTACGCCAGCCTCGACGAGGATGACCTGACGTACCCGCTCGTCCTGACCGTGACGGCGGGCTCCAACACGCTGAATCCGCTGCTCGAGATGATGCTGCTCCAGCGCGTGGCGCAGCACGTCCAGAGCCGCGGAGATGACACGGTGACGCTGCCCGGCGACTACTGGGACCGGATCAGCGCCATGATGGGGAAGGGGATTGGCTGATGGCCGCTCCCGTCCCGAGCGGGATGCTGCGCCTGTCGCTGACGGTGCAGAACCCCGTCCGCACGGTCGATGCGTTCGGCCAGGCGGTCGAGGCTTGGGTGACGATCGGCACCGTGTGGGCGCACGTCGAGGCGTCCAACACGACCGAGGTCATGGATGACGGCGGCCCGGCGGTTCGCACCGAGTGGCGGATCATTGCGAGCTGGCTCCCGTCTTTGACCTCGCGCAGCCGGCTGCTCTGGAACGACAACGGCACCGTCCGGACGTTCAACTGCCGAGCGTGCTGGGACATGGACCAGCGCCGCCGGCGCCTCGAGATTGAGGCCGTGGAGGTGACCGAATGAGCCTCTTCGGCCCGAGCGCAGGACGCGGCGCGACCAACATCGTGCGGATCTCGGTAGACAGCGCCGAGGTGCGCCGCACGCTCTCGCAGCTTCCGCAAAAGCTCAACGAGCGCGTCCGCAAGAAGGCGATCCGCGAAGGAACCAAGCCGTACATCGGCAAGCTCCGAACGGCATGGCGCGGTGCCCGATACCAGGGCAAGGGGCTGCACCGGCGAGCGATCGCCGCCTCGACCCGGCTGGACGGCCCGAAGCGGGCGCAGAAGGGCTACGGGGCGCTGATCTTCAGCATCGGCGTCGATTACCGCGCCAAGCGAGGCAAGGGGCGGCAGCGCATCTGGCATCTGCTTGAATCAGGCTTCCGGCACAAGGGCGCGAAGCGCCGCATTCCCGGCTCCTTTATCAGCATGAGGTGGGCGCGGTCCAACGCAACGGCTATGGGCAATGCCATCGCCGAGGCCATCCTGCGCCAGGCGTCGCTCGTGATGGGAGGGCTTCGCCGTGCCGCTTGAGAGCATCTCCAAGGCCGTCTACGACGCGCTCGGCACCACGGGCTACACCGTGTCCGTCGGGATGCGGAATGCCGGAACGCCGACGCCGTGCATGGTGTACGAGCTCACCGCGGCGAACCTCGACGCGCAGATGCGCGGCACGGTCGCCGATACCAACCATTGGATCATCTCGGTCGAGGTCGCGTGCATCGCCGACACGGTCGAGGTGGTCACGCAGATGGCCGATGCGGTAGTCGCTCTATGGCAGAGCGCGACAATCGTGGACGCCGGCAACGACTGCAAGCTGATGATGTCCGAGCTGTCGGTCGCGTTCTCCGCGGAGACGCCGGATGACGGCCAGCAGGACGCGGAGCGAATCGCGACCATCACCATGACCATCCTCGCATCGGAGACATAAATGGCACTCATTTCAGGCTACGGCGGTTCCGTCACGCTCAATTTCAACGCAGCCGGCGCGACCACGTTCCCGATCAAGAACGTGTCCGTGCAGTTCGAGCGCAGCAGCATCGACGTGACGCAGCTCTCGGATTTCCGCGAGAAGCGTGCGCCCGGTCGCGTCCGTCGCACCGTCACGTTCGACATGATGGCGCAGGACGGCAGCACCGACAACGCGCTCCGGACGCACCTGTACCCGACCACGCTGGCCGACGCCGTGAACCGATCCGTGGTGGTGACGTTCACCGACCAGGGCTCGATCGCCTACGCCATCACGGGCCACATCGTCAGCGCGAGCCGCTCGGATGACGGCACCCAGGCCGGTATGTGGAACGTCTCGGTCGAGGAAGCCTGATGCCGTTCGACCTGTCCAAGATCGCCGCCCGAAGCCGCACCGTCACGATCGACGGCGTCGGCGACGTGGTGGTGCGCGAGCCGACGCTCGGCGACTACCAGCGCAGCCGGACCGACCAGTTCTGGTGGGGTGACAACATCACCATGCCCGACGGCAGCCGGTTCGTGGACCGGAACGATCAGCTGGCGTCCATCCGCGGCGACATCGCCGCGGCCCTGCTCGAGGCGGTGAACGGTCCGCGCCCTACGGAGCCGCCGAGCGGCGGCTGTGGCGAATCTCAAGCCCGGAGCAACGGATGACCATGCCGCTCGGCATCGCACGCACCGAGATGACCACCGCCGAGCGGTGCGAGTTCCTGCTCGGGGTCATCGCGTGCGCCATGACCGGGCAGCGACCGCAGCAGCTCTTCCCCTGGACACGTCGCGGCATCGAGGAGTTCGCCGAGGAGGTGTCCGGTGGCTAAAGAGATGAAGGCAGTCATCCGCGCCGAGGTTGACCCGTCCGGCGTGGTCAAGGGCGTGGCGCGGGCGAATCAGGAGCTGAAGAAGCTCAACGAGTCGAGCGCACGGACGGCAATGGCGTCCGGCATCTCGGCGGCGTTCAACGTCGGCCAGGTGGCGTTCAACGCCATCCGACAGGCGACGGCGCTGATGAACGACCGGGTGGACGAGCTGACCAGGATGGCGACCACCTGGGACCTCGACGCCGCCAACGCGCAGACGCAGGCGCTGATTCAGAAGTACCAGGACGAGCAGACGATCGCCAAGGCCGTCGCGCCCGGCGTGATTCAGGCAATACAGGCGCAATCTGCCGCCAGCCGCTCCGAGGCGCAGCGGATCGCCGCCGACCCGACCATTTCCGCTGGCATCGCCGCAGCCGGTCAGGCGACCGCCGCCGCCGGCGGGCTCCGGAACGCCACGATCGACCAAACGCTGACCGGCGCAGCCGGCATTGCCGACATCCTGACCGTGCTCCGTGACATCGCGAGCAAGATGGGGAGGCCGTTCTAATGGGCACGTGGACCGTCATCGAGCGCCCGGAGACGCGGAACTACTCGCTGGCAATGCCTGGCGAGCAGCACACGCTCGACCTTCAATACCAGGTCCGATGGACGCCAGCAAGCTCCGGAGACACCTATCCGGGCGATCAGCAGATGTACACCGCGTCCGGCTTGCCGCGCGTGCGTCAGCGACTGCCGTCCGGAATCTACGGGTCCGAGACGTTCCTGAAGACGTTTGTCTGCCGCAGCGTCGAGGCGACGATGCAGCGCGAGATGCCATACGTCTGGGAGGTGACCTGTAGGTTCGGCAGCTTCGAGACAACGACGCTGACCGACGGCAAGTATGTCCAGGTCACGCGCTCAAGCGGCGTCCGTGCGGCACAGATGTGGCGCATCGCCCCGACGTTCCCTGCAAACGGCACGGTGGCATGGCCCGGAAGCGTCGTTGACATCGGCGGTACGAAAGTGGACCTCAACGGCAACCCGCCGACCTACGAGGTGCCGCAGATGACGATGACGCTCGAGCTGCTTTGGGACCGGACTCGGGAGGCGACCCCGGAGCCGCCGACGAGCAGCTACGCGAGCTACATCGGCAAGCGGAACGACGCAACCTTCCTCGGCTGCGACGTTGGCACCGTCGTGTACCAGGGATTCACGATCAGCCCGTCCTACGAGTGGTACCGCATCCAGCACCAGTTCCTGTTCGACGCCTGGTACCACCTCGAGCAGGTGCCGATCCCGAAGCCGACCGGTCAGCCGCTCTGCACATCCGGCGCGACCGTAGCCGGTGTCGTGGTGCTCCAGGCCGACAAGATCGGATTCTTCCAGAAGTACCCGAGCACGGCTACGTTCGCCACCATGATCGGCGCTCTCAACATGGCCGAGATTACCTCACCCCAACCCGCCTACCCGTGAGCTGGACACGTCCCATCTTCAACGAGGGCATCGCCGGCGCAAACCGCGCGGTTGTCAACTCGTGGACGCAGGGCGCGGCGACCGCGATCGACAATGGCGACACGCTGCGCTGGGCACGGCGCGAGATGGGGGCAGGGCAGATCGTCACGCTTGGCCTGTGCGAGGTGCGCGAGGCAAGCGCGATCGCCGGCGCCAGCTACCGTTGGACCTACACGATTCGCCTGTGGTTCCCGCCGCCGCT